CGTTCCTATATATGTAGCCGAAGATGCCCACTTGTGATGTTGGATTAGCAGGTATCTTAAACACCCAACTAGAACCCGTGCTATTGTTCTCTGGCTTGCTCGCTAGGGCAAGAGATGAGGCTGTTCTTACGGTTGTGTCAGTTAAGCCAGAGCCTGACGACCACCAAGAACCTTTATTGGTGTACCAGCGGTGTTTAGAGGTGTTACCATCCATGTCTTGGAACTTCGTAATACTGGTATCGAGTTGGTTAAGGTAGTTCGTAATAAGTGACGCTGAACCAAACGAGCAAGCATTAAAGTAGTTCTGATTAAGCGTTGACGACACGTTGGAAATATCCACCGTATTGCTTGCGATTGTCCCAAAGTTACAGTTATTAAACACATTTCCCGAAGCAGTCGAGAAGAATACTGCGTTAGTTCTACAAGCGTTGATTGTACAGTTATTGAATGTATTGCCTGAACTAGAGTATATACCGACCGCATATCCGAATGAGCTTGCTGAACCATTCGCACCGTAGGCGTGGCAGTTGTTAAAAGTGTTACCAGTAGATGAGATGTTTACAGATAACATAGCGCAGGCTGTTGTGCTTGTACCGTTGTAGTGGAGGAGGTAGTTCACCGTCTTATTCGAGGTAGTTAAGAATCCGACACCTGACTGACCAGCATAGTTTGTTCCTGTGGTGTTGTAGGAGGTTATACCAGTATGCGTTGTAACCGAAGTTGAGGGGTCGCCTGAGTTTGACATAGCTAACCAGTGCCTACCACCAGCATTTGAGTTATTGTACCCGACTATCCCATCGAACGAAGATGTCGCACCTCCAGTATAGCTACCACTTAGAGTGATTGCTTTACCAGAGTTATTATCTGAGTACTCAAAGCGTGTGTAGTTGAAGTTCCCTGCGGTGTTAGAGGCGTTGTTTAAGTAGTACCCAAGCGTCGTAGTAACAGGTTTGATAATCACATTACGGGTAAGGTTGGCGATATATGAACCGACTGCTGGAGTATTTGTTATAGCAGATTCTGCTCCACCTGCGGTAGCGGAGAGCACGAACGAAGTTGAGGAGTTGCGGGTCTTAATGAACCGAACCTGGTTCGTGTTATAGGCTACACCAGGGATAACGATTTCATCATTTACATCTGCATCCCAGGCTACACTTACAATCAGTGGGTCGGCTGCTGTCCCTGTACCAGAAGCGTAGCGGGTGTATTGGTCGTAGGTCGCCCCTGTAGTGAGGATTTGCCCACCTACTGTGGCAGTAGCCGTGAACAGTCCTTGGTCGCCGTTGGCGGTGGAGTCGATAATAAATGTTGAGACAATAGACTTAGTAGCCGAGCCCCGTATATCGAACACACCACCTGCTGTCACCCATACCGAGCCCTTAAGTGTAGTAGTACAGTTGGCCGCTGTATCATGCTTGAACGTACCACCTGAGCCGATTGTCAGGGCTGCACCCATAGTCTGAGCGGTCGCACCGATACTTGTAGCAGCTTTTGAACCGAAGGTGTTAGCTGTGCCTGATAATGTACAGGTCTTGGTGGTGAGACCAGCATCATTAAACCCCCCTATCCATAGGTCATCACTCGCCCCTAATGCTCCAGCGGTGTCGTAGGTGAACTGGAACCACAGACCTGAAGCTGCGGTACGGACATTACCCGATGAACCGACTGTATTCTTAAGTCTGCAAGTATAAGCCGAAGCTGTGAGAGTAGCGAACTGATACGGTGTCGCAAAGCGGAAGTAGTTCATGCCAAGTTGAGCATCAGCTAGGTTTATTGTAGCAGTAGCCTTTGATACACCAGACTCCATAATTTCAGCAGTGATGTTACCAGCATTAGAAGGAAGGGTAGATATACATATCCATACACCTGTAATCTTGTTTACCAGGTTAGGAGCAGTTACGCCTGAACTTGTGATACCTGCTAGAGTTAAACCTGCTGTAGTTGCAGTAATAGTAGCAGACCCAAGCATGGTATCATGAACACCTGCACTAACGTAGGTCTTGAGTGCCATTAACTAATCTCCAGGCCTACTTCAATATCTAGGTCGTTCTCGTACTCTTTCTGGTAGTCATCGAGTTTGTTCTTGATTGCTTCACTTAACTCACTCGGCTTGCACTCGATAGTTTCATCGGTTAGAAGAGTCTCATCTTGCTCACTTACTACGTCAAAGGTGTATATCTTGGTAAGACTTGTAAGATTGAGTGGTGATTTTGCTGTGATTCGTGCTTTCATGTTATTCTCCGTTAAAATATACTCCCGTAATTAGACCAGGTGGGACTACCACTCGGGCCAGCAGTCGAGCTTACATACACACTGGAGTACCCACCCGTACCCTTTGTGTAAGTGAACACCTTATTGGTCTTGTGCTTACGCATAATGTAGTAGTTGAGTGAAGCATCCTCGAAGTAGAAGTACTTATAGGTCCCGTCATCAGCCACTGCAGAGATCGAGTACGCCTTGGTCTGAGTTTGGCCCCAGTCACGGTCATAGTTAGTACCATTCCACTTCCTGCTCTCAACGGCTGCAATTCCAGTAGTAAGGCCGTCACCATAGAATGTACTATCTTTCAGATTCGCTTCCGATCCCGCAAGAACGGTGTGGCCATCTCCACCAGCGGCCCCGCCGGAGGTATCAACTGTATTGAGGATAATGTCATTCTGTCCCATGCTATGATGCCCACATTGTGTATGTTAATGATGCCCTGTCTGCCCATGCTGCATCATGTGTAGCAGCATCGCCTTTGCCAAAGTAGAATCGTATGGTAGTAAACGATCCTGACTTATCTACCTTCCGGATATAGAACTCCCCATCAGTAGCGATGTAGCTGTAGTACTGAATGGTTGAGCTATCGTCCATATTGGCTGGAGTGAAGCGAATCAACGGATCCTGGATAAATGTTGGCGTTCCGGGGACCGGCTTCTCAATGATTTCTTTTTTGACTTTTTTAAGCTCCTGCACGATAGACTTGGTGTCGGTCGGCTCTATATGTACCTCTGGCTTTGGTACGGTGATCTTAGGGCTTAATTCTAGCTTGCCTAGAGCCTTTGTGAGCTCTTTTTGTCCGTCAGACAGTATCTTAGCCATCTCGGTGATATTCGTCACTTCTACGGCCTCTGGTGCTGGTTTCTGGGCATCTACGGCCTTTGTCAGATCCTTAACCGCATCAACGATGTCTTTATTGTCAGCTGGTTTGACCTTATCGAGCTTTTTTTCTAACTTCCCAATAGCAGTAGCCACCTTCGACACATCTGGGGTGGCTACTGACTCCTGGGGGTTTTCTACTTCAACCTTTAGGCTATTGGCTTGGAGGAATTCAACCAGGGCAGCGGTTGCCTTGCCCATCGCTTGCACGACAGATTGGAACTGCTCAATGGTGAAGGCTTTTTCGGCCTGTTCTTGAGCGAGCTCGGCGGCTTGCTGCTCTTCTCGTTTCTTGCGAACCGCGTCTAACAAGAACTCCTGGTTAATTTCGCTCATTTGCTATCTCCCTTAGGCTGCTACTACCATTCCGTCATCAGATACAGGTTGCCAAAGAACCGTGTATTTGATAGACCCACCGGTAATAGTGGTGGTTCCGATCGTTTCTTTGATGTCTTGGCTTACTAACTTCGCTGCCGATACGGTATCAAGCTCTACGGAAGCATCTGGAGTGGCGTCATGCCATATTTCACCAGTTGCAAGGTTGGTAGCCGTAATTGAAGCGATCAGGCCGCCTGAGGTGATTGCAGTGCCTACGTTAATCGTAGCGGAACCACCTGAGGTTAGTGTGGCTGTACAAACTGCGAAGATTCGTACTCGCACTAAGCCAGTAACAGTGAAGATAGTCTTTGAAGACGCTGCACCAGTTGTTGCTGCCGCATATGTTATCGCCTTACTGCAAGCATTCCATGTACCAGCATCGACCGGGACTTTGAAATCTCCTGTTGCCATAGTGTTCTCCCTTTAGTTAATATGCCTCTTCGGCCGAGGAGCCCGAAGGCTCCAGGCCAAGTGAGGGGGTTACTAGGCTTCGCGAGCCCAAGTACCGACGATGCGAGTTACGGTGTAACCATCTGTGCCGTCTGCAAGCAAGCTTACTTCATCACCAACCTTAGAGGTTGCTTTGGTGTTGATTAAGTCTTTGTTGTCCGCAGGTGTTAGAGCGTAACCACTGATCTTGTCAGCAGCTGCAGGGCTTACGTTAACTGCTGCAGTACCATTTGCACCGGTTCCGGCAGCTCCGCCAGTTACTGGTACACCACCGTTTCGTATGGTGAATGATAGAGATGCAGCGGTTGCTGGAAGGGTGATCGTAATCGCGTCAGTGATGACGTTCTGTACGATTCCGCAGTCAGCAAGTGCCAACGTCTTGTTTTCTGTGACATCTACCCATGTACGACCGTCTGGTCCACGGTAGAGGGTTGTGCTGTTAGCCATTTATTGACTCCTTTATTTGCCAGCTTTAGCCTTCTCAGGCTTTTCTGGCACTTTAGTTTGTTCTGGTTCCGCGTCTTCTAGCCGCTTCCAGCCGAGGCGAGCGAGAGCGTCTGCTCCGGCTTCCATGGTGACTGTCAGTTCAGCTCCGCTTAGCGGGTCTCGGTATGTTCCAGGATAGTTAATATCTCCTGTGTTTTTCTCTTCTCCTAATGCCATTATGGTACTCCTTGATTGTTAGTTACTAGGCAAACTTAGGTAAACCTAAGCAGTTTGTGAGATTACGAGAGCCTTACCACGGTTCGTTGGTACGAATGCATCGTAGTATCGGCGGCCTTCTACTACCCAACCGTCAACACCTTGGACTTCTTTGAGAATTCGGTAAGTGTCGAACTTGTGAGGAGCGATAAGCACTTCTTTGTGTACAAGCATCGTTTCTGCCTTTGCAGGTAGGTAGCTTACTGGAACCTTCACGATTGCTACACCATCCACTTCACCAACCTGACCTGAGATCAAGTTCTTAGCTACGATGTCCGAAGCTTTAGTGAAGTTAGCATCTAGCTTCAAGAAGCTAAGGAATGCAGGTGTGCAGTAAAGTACGCGACCTTCTGCAGGTACAAGTAAGTTGTCTAAGATGCTTTGCATGTCAAGAATCTTAGTGAAGGCAGTTGAGCTAGTAGCAGTTGTACCTGAGTTGGTAGCAGTCTGCGAGTTAGCTACAGCGTATGCGTGTAGGGTTGTGAGGCGGTAGATGTCAGTGTTAGGAACACATACAACTTCGATCTGACGCTTAAGCGTAGATCCAGCTTCAGTTACCATCATGCTGTCTTCGTAGTTACCACGGTCGATTGTGTACGTAAACGCTTTATCCTGTGACAGGGTGAAGGTTTGCTTCGTTGTATCGAGTTCAGCAAGGCTACCGAAACGGTTGCTTCCTGATCGTGTGTAGTTAGTTTCTGATACTGTTGCAACACCGTAAATGCTTACAGCGTTAACACCTTGGTAATCAAGGCGGATGCCTTTGTTTATGATACCTTCGGTGACTGATTTGAGACGAAAGACTTCATCAATCTTCTTCTCATACTTAGAGGCGTAATTCTGTGCCATCTGGGTATTACCTTTCGATTAGAGCCTAATCGCTACTTTCAAGCCCTTTAAGGAATGGATCCTCTTTGGGTTGTGGTGGAGTAGCATTTGGTACCGGGTCAACTGCTGCTAAGTTTTTCTCAGCTGCTATCTGCCCCTTTACGGCACCGTTCTGTTTACTCGCCCGAGCGGTTTCGGCAAATTCTTTATATATCTCGTATGGCATTGCTTGGGCGTTAATGATGAGTCCGGTCCGAGGATCGGTCTCTATCGCGGCAGCTTTTTCAAATACCCTACGTGCTCTCTCAGCGAGAGGCTTGTCGTACTGTGGAGCGTCAGGGTCGAATTCCGGATAGTCTGCCATGACTTGGAGCGATTCGACGTTGAGATTGGCGTTCAGGTCAGTTACGTGAGCATTGAACTCTCTCATCTGGTCGCGTTGTTCGAGTGCTTCCACTCTGGCCATAGCGGGATCGTATCCTTGATCCACGAGCTCTTCAGGAGTAGCTGGTTGATACACCGACGCGTTTACGTTGGTGATCTCCTCACGGAGTTGGTTCCGTTTGGCTACCAGGTTCCTTATTTCGGTCTGCAGTTGCTCCTTACGGGCTTCTGCTCCCTTCTTGGGCTCTTCAGGCTGTTCGTCTGACTCTTCCTCGACTTGTTCGGGGTCCTCACCCTCCTCGGTTTCCGGTTCGTCTTCCGACTCCTCTTCGCCAGGTATTGAATCCTTCTCTTTGTCTTCTTTAGCCAGCTCCTCAGCTATCTCCTCGTCTGCTGACGGATCATCGATAAGCTCGGTGCCTTCGAGTGCAGGATCTTCTTTTACTACCGGTGATGATTCGGTTTGAGTGGTTTCCTGTCCCACTTGTTCGGGTTTTACATCTTCTTCCATGACTATCTCCTTGTGTTAACGACTATGCTCTGTCGCTGAGAGAGTTTGAGATAAACTCCTGTCCACGCCTGGGCGGCAGACGCGGGCAGCAGCCTAGCTCTTGTCTAGGTGTGCTGATTTAAGGTTTTCAAGGTCGCTCTTCACGGCAAATAAAAGGTCTTTGAGCTTTCGCTGGGCAAGCAGTTGGGACTTTACATCGTCGGCGTTAACATCTATTGAGCTAACGGAGTCTGTGAGTGCTATCTGCTCGTCAAGGAACGCATCGATACGCGCCAGGAGTGGTCCGGCGGACTTCACCATCGCTCGCTCTTCCGCTATCTCTTTTTGCACCTCTTCGGGTGGTGCTGGCTGGAAGATTCCCCCATCATTGGGCATTAGTGTACCGTCATAGTCGACTTCTACTTCCTTAGCCATTTTCACCTCCTGTTGAGTGCAGTGCTTGTATCACTTGGTCGTTTGGCAAGCCTTGCTTCATCATTGATATTGCCTGAGCTACCTGGTTCTCATTATAACCTCTTTTGGTTAATTCCGATATAAGGATCTCATCGTCTGGCTCGAGTTCAGCTTCTACTGACTGTTCAGAGGCTTCTGGCTCTTCGTTAGCTTGTGCGACGTTGGCCATCTGGCTTTGTTCGGCCATATCCATGCTATGAGCTCCAGAAACTGCTTTGAGCTTTAAGTCTGCCCGCTTAATGTCCAGTTCTTGGGCGGTAGTAGTGGGCATTTGAGAGCTGAAGCCGACCTGTTCGAGTACTTGGTGTTGAGCATCTTCTGGTAGGTCTGTGAACTTGATCTTGAGGGCGTCCATGAGCTGTACGGTTGGGTTATTCTTAGGATCTTGTGCTTCCTTTTCAGCCATGACTTGCTGTACCGTCTCGATGACCATCTGTTGTATCTCTTCTGGTTGTGGTCCCTGAGGTTCTTGGGTTTGTTGGGTTGGGTTACCTTCCTCGTCCACCTGACCTTCTTCTGGAGCGGGCATAATCTTCTCGGGGTCTTCCACACCAGTCTTGACCACGATACGGTTGACGAGCTCCTTAGTACCGTCTTCACCGAGCATCTGAGCAAGCATAGGGTACTTCTGGCTCATGTCGAGTAGCTCAACGAGTCGATCACGTTCAGCTACGTCATCCTTAGCACTTGAGGTTGTGGCGTCTACCTGGAACTTGAGTGACTCGGTCTCTTTGTCGAAGTCTATTTGAACCTCGTTGTTTTCGTTTACGGCTGTTGGGGCTACCTTACGGAGCTTCCGGGCTGTATCTTCATCTAAGGCTAGGAGCTGGGTACCACTCCGCTCTGCGAAGTATAGGTTGATAGCAGTCTCCATGATCTCTTCAAAGGTAGACTCGAATTGTCGCTGCATGTAGTTGTCTGACACCCCGAGGCGAGCCTCTTGGGTCTTAACCCCTTGTGGCGTCTTGGAGAAGCCAGGGTTGCCAGCTTCAGAACTCACACTCGTGTCAGTTGAACTGTTGAGGTTTAGTATCTGGCTCTTCACCAGCCCATAGTTTTGGGGGAATGATGAAAGTGATGCAGTCTCGAGCTTCACTGGGGTCACACTGTTGTTTGGATCTGCACCCATATCCCAGATAGCCTGTGGCTCGTATACGATAGTCGACTTACTGAAGTTGCCCCGCTTCTCTACCGGTGGGTTCATCATCAGTGATCGCATGTATTGATAGGATTGCACTTCTGAGTCGAGGAGGTTTTGCATACCGCCGGATAGCTCGACTGAGCCGCGTCCGAGTGGGTTGCTTAGGTCTACGTTGGTGTACATGTAGTGAATGGGGATAACGCCTCGTGGGTCACGGTTTGTCTTGGTGCGTATCACGTTATCGTTCTCACCGAGAGATGGAGCGAATGAGTAGAAGGTAGCACCGACGCCGCGTTGGAAGCAGTGGACTATCTCTATGAAGCTGGCATTGAGCTGCTTTTCGCGTTCGTTTGGTGTCATTGACTGTGTGTCCTTTTGGCCCATCTTGTTGCGTAGGGCTTTGAGTTTCTCCACGTCCCATGGGGACTCGTATTGCTGTTCGTCCTTGCGAGCCTTACTCTTCTTAGTGAGTTGCTCTTCACGGCCAATCACTGTATCGATCTGCCCTTCAGTCCACCAAGTTCTTAGGAAGATGACGTTGCTATCGCGGTCGCTTAGCTTGCCTGGCTCGAGGAGAACATCTTTGATGTACGGCAGGGTGAAGTCAGTGCCGAAGTAGTCTCCCCGATTCACAAACTGTACGAAGGCTGGCTGCGAGCCGTAGGTGAGGGCTTTAGAGATCATGGCCCATGACTTTTGAATAAGGGCTGCTTGCTGATTAGCGTTAGGGATGATTTCGTGTTCTAGGATCCAGCCACCGATAATATCGAGCCAATCGCTATCACTTTTAACTTTTCCTATGGGGATTTGTTGGATGATGCGTTTTGGTTGTTCTTGTATCAGTGCTGCGAGTGTCCCGTCAGTCACTTTCGGTAGGTTCTTGGCAATGCCGGGGTGAGGCTTATTGCGAGCTATTCTCTCAAACTCATCAAGGGGCTCGAATAGCGGGGACATGAATGTCTTCGCGTCTGAGTATTTGTGATAAAGTTGATCCCTCTTGATATGTTCGAATGCCATTATGCGACTCCTATTATTTGCAGTGCCGCAGTTTTGGTCACTATTGAGCCTATTATACCATAATAATTATGATTGCGTATCATTGTGTTTTATCGTGTACTTTTTGATCACGTAGTAGTAGCCGTTCTTTTCGCCAGCCTTACTACGCTCTATCTGGAACTCCACGTTCCACATGTCCTTGGTCTCATCTCTAAAGCGAAGGAACTCTGTTAGCTCTTCCTTTTGATCCCTAACTCGGGTGCGGATCTCGAACCGTTGCTGGTTAATGGTTGGTTCGAACTTTTGTATGACACTTTCGTTCACCATGAAACTCCCTTCATGATCGAGCTGTATCGTCTCGATCTTGTTACCAAACTCTATTATGTACTCTTTCATTGACCCTCCAGTATTAACTCTGCTGCTAGCTTCTTATTGACCAGTCCGCCATACATCGGCGAAGCAAGGCTTGAGGTGATATGTGCAATCAGCTTGCGGCGGACATCTCGGTTGTAGTTCTCCATGACGAACTTATACTCAGCCCGGTATGCCTCTAGCTCCTGGGAAAGTCGGAAGTCTGGGTCTTCGAGGTAGCGTTCCCACCACTTCTCCGGCCCCATCTCCTTTTGTTGTCGCATATGCACCTCTTCGTGGTGGATCAGATGACTTGCCAGTTCCTTACCGCTTGGGTTATGGATGTTCTCACCATAGGTGAATACTACACCAGGGAACCTGCTCGCTGCTGGTAGCACCTTGTATATGGCGTCTATGTTAGGGGGGAATGTTGGTACGACCATCTCAGTACACCTCAGCAGCCTTTCTCACTCTTATCGCATCGTCAATATTGGCGAAATAGCCAAGGGTTATCTTTTTTTTTATTTATAGCTATATGAGCTACCCACCGTTGAGTTGGCTTATACCACGACACCCCTTTTGCACCAGAGGTGTTGTTAATTGGTTTTCTCCTGTTATGATTCTGCTGTGAGTGTGTAGTCCATCGCATATTAGAAAGTTTATAGTCACCGTCGTTGTCTATTCGATCAAGTGTAAGGTTATTTCCTGGGGCTGGATATAAGTCACGATAGTACTTCATAAAATCATACCTCCAACGATCACAGACCTTTACCCCTCTACCACCATAGTCCTTGTACCTGGGATGATTTTTGTTATAACATCGCTGAATCATGGCGTTCCAACGGTTACGCTCTGCTGACCTTGACATGTTGTGAGTTACTTTACCCATATTTCTCCTAGTATGTAAGCGTGTTAATGGCTGCCTGACGATGAGTAGCTGGTTCTTCCTTGCGTGGTCGGAACGTCTCAAGCCCGTAACGCACCGCATCCATCGCGTCTGATAGATAGTGATCTGGCTCAGTTGTGATATTCCCGTCCTTATCAGTCATCCACATGTAGTTTTTATAGGCCTTAGCAATGTTATGACTACGCTTCGTTACACTAATACGCTGGGATTGCACCCATTGGATGCCTTGATTACGTGATCCCGGGCCTTTGTTAGCCCCAATAATGTTAACTCCGTATTCTCGCATCTCGTCTATGCTCTTAGGCTCGGCTGAGTCACCTATTGTGAGGACATTTGGGTCATCTTGGTTAAGTATGACATCAGCCAGCTGACGATTATTCATCCCAACACGGTGTACAAGCTCATCGAGGATGTAACCGCCGTTATATGAGTAGATATCTACTAAGGATGCGGGGTCGTGAGCATAGCCAAAGTCCAGCCCACGGCGTTCTAAACGAGCCTCATGCGGTAAATCAACGTCAAGCTGCCAACCTTTGTATATCTTCCCCTCAGCTTCACCTATTTGACCAAGGCCGAATACCTTCCAGAAGTTCTTATTTGACTTGCGTGACTCAATTTCTTTAACAATCTCGTCCGCTAGATGCTCATTATCCTTGTAGGTAATGATGTCGAAATCGAAAATATCCTCATTGCCTGTCATGATCTCTTCGTGAGCCCAAAACTCTGCAACCGGGTTGTAGTCTAGGTAGATAAAGTCGCTTGTACGAATAGCAAGCTGTGTATAGGTCTCATAGTTGATGTTGTTAGCCTCATTGATGAACAAGATGTTACGTGCAGGACCACGTACTTTGTCCGCCTGGTCAGCTGAGAAAAACTCAATAATAGAGCCGGACTCAAATGTGTAGATAGAGTCGGTTCGGTTCCACTGTGAATCTTTGTAGTACCCTTGAGACTTCATGATGTCCAAAAAATCCCTCATAGCACCACGTTTAAGGTGAGGGAATGTAGCGGAGACGATAGAGATGGTCTTGCCTTGACGTGTTTGGGCCATGTCTATCAGGATGAGGAGAATAGCTATTGTTTTGCCAGCACGTGCACCTCCCTGCACGATGCGGAGGCGTTTGTTCATCTTAAGAATCTTACTCAGTGCTGTCGTTTTGTCGTATGCCATCTTTTGTCTCTTGTGTAATACCACCAAGAATTGGTGTAGGCAGAGTAACCTCTACTTCCTTGGCTTCCTTCCAAATAGATTTCTCTAGTCTCTCCAATGCAAACTCAACTTTAGCCTTGCTGGCTTTACGGCGTACCCACTTGGCTCGTGCCAGGTTCACTTTGTACGCAAAGTCCGTATCATTATCTCGCCATCGCTTGATAGTGTCTTCGTCTCTACCAACATACATAGCGGCATACTTTTGGACTGGAAGGTCAGCATAGTACTCAAGATAACGCTCTTTTAGTTCAGCTATCTCAAGTTCCTGTTTGGTTGGTTGCTTCTTAGCCATTTACAACCACCTCTAAGGTAATTTCAGACTCAATAGGTAATGCAATGAGCTTGGCCACCTCGGTGCGTTCATACTCCCCTATATCAAAGCTAAGGGTATAGCTGTTATCAACCTTTGGGCCGTTTATGCGTATTCTGTCTGGATGTAGTGTCACCTTCATGCCATGGCCAACCTAGCTTCTAGGGCTGCTTCGTAAGTAGGGTACGACCCTTTGTACTTGCTTGATACATAAATACGCCAGTGGCTGCGGTCAGCCCTGTATGATATACCCATTTTATATCTCCTCTGGTTAACATTCTGCTCATGCGGGGTTGCCCACCGGCAGTTGCTCGGTTCATAGTCCCCGTTATTATCTATCCGGTCAATGCTCATCCCATCTGGTTTTGGCCCCATATCCCTGTAGAAGTTCTCAAAAGACAACCACTCCTCGCACACCTTGATGCCACGACCGCCATAGTTGGCATAAACTTGGGACTTTGGGTTGGCACACCTCTGCTTCATTGCAGCCCATATCCCATAGGAATACTTGTATGGGGGTTTTGAGTACTTCCCTCTACGATTGCTCGCCATCTATCGGCTCCCATGGCTTCTTATCCAACTCCGTTATCTTTTCCTCAAAGAACTTAAACATCGCCTGTAATTCAGTTCTGCCGTAGGGTGTCCTCTTTGCTTTAGGCACTAGTCGAAAAAAGTCCTCTAAATGGTCTGCTCCGGCTGATATGGCAAAGTACTGCCCTCCTGTGACGGTTTGGGTGTCTGTGATGCTCACGACGAACCGTGGGATGTCCTCCCCGGCGACCAGTTTGTCCATGTCTGGTGCCTTTTGTTTAGTCGGTTTTGCTTTCTTCACAATGACCCTCCGTTATTGAGATTATTATACCATACTGACTTGACACCCGCGCGGGATGGGTCTAAAATTTGTAGTAACTTCCATCATTCGCGTGACTGGGAGGGTGAAAAAATAAGCCAGTTGTGCTAGCCACTGACTTCATACCAATTAAAAAACCGCCTGGAGGGTGAATACAGACGGCGTGTCATTCGCGTTGTCTAAATCATACTCCTATGTGGTAGGAGGTGTCAAGTGGAAAAGCTAGAATTCAAAAAGATAGAAGCTAAAGCTATAGATAAAGCTAAAGCTAAAGATACTAAAGCTATAGCTATAGAGAGTGTAAAGACTCTCAAAGTAGAAGATAAAGCTGTAATGATAATGGATACAGTTAAAGCTGACAACAAATGGTTAAGGTTCTACTGCAAGGTAGTCCACAACTTACCAGAAAGCACTCTACAGTTCATACTAGAAGGTTCTCGTAAGGCGAACAGTCCCGACAGGTACTTTGCTCACGCGGCCGCGGTCGAGTTAGGGAAGCTGGGGTTATGAAACGAGCCGAGATGTACTTAGCAGGTAGCCTATTAACAAAGCATGAGCCGTTAGTCTACAATACATACATGCACCGTTGCGAGGACCCCGTCACCCCGGGGTCTTTTATTTTGTGGTATAATACAAGCAGCCCTTTCGGTTGTCCCCATGCTTTCCGGAACGGGCACTTTTTATTTGGAATAATCTTAGCTTAAGTGCTTGACAAGCTTAAGTGCTAGGCGTATCATAAGGGTACAAGTAATAAGTATGGGAGGATAATATGTCAGAACAAGTAACCTACGAGCTGGTGGCCTACAACCGTGATGGTGAAGTCATCGCTCAAAGCACATCCAACATTGACTTCAATGATGTTGTGAGTGACGCAGACAACCTACAAGAGGAAGTCGACGGATACCTTGGATACGACCGGGAGCCGGACTACGACTCCATGGCCAAGCATGAACGCATCATGGAAGCAGAGGGGGTCTAGTATGAATTTAGAACTAACACCCCAAGAGTTTGCAGTAGTTGAGTTTGCCCTAACATCAGACTTAGAGACTATTGAGAACGCTATTAGGGATAACCACGGTGATGCTAAGTGGGCTGAGGAGGCTATGTATATACGCCGAGTGCTCGCTAAGATGGAAGCCGTAGTGGAGGGCATGACCAATGACAGATAACATTTACACCGCACTACTTAAGGTGCAAGCCACCCCAATGGTGGCCAAGAAGAAGGAGACTGCTAAGGCTGGGTCATTCAGCTATAAGTATGCTGACCTAGACGAGGTTTGGCAGTCATGCCGCGAGGCTCTCACTAAGAACGGCATCGTAGTAGTACAGGCACAGCAAGGCAACGCCTTAGAAACACAGCTGGTACACCCAGAGAGCGACACTAAGATCGTGTCCATTACCCCGCTCATTAACCAGAAGGGCGACATGCAGGGACTGGGTTCAGCTATTACCTACGCTCGCCGTTACGCCGTAGTCACTATGGCTGGTGTTATCACCGACGACGACGATGGTCAGGCTGCTTCGACTCCTGCTCCACAACGTCCTGTGGCTGTATCAGCTAATTCAGTACCGCCCGAGAAGGTACAGAAGGCCCGCGACCTAATGAACAAGCTTGGCAAGACTGGTAAGGAAGGCTTGGAGTTTACGGAGATGTCGATTGGTAAGCGTATCCCGGTTACTGAGAAGGACTTTGATGGGCTGATTGAGTCTTTAGAAGCTTTTGACACGATGGTAGGAGGTGAATAATGGAACTGAAGGATTTACTCGCAGAACTGGCTCGCTCGAAGCACAACTACCAGCAAGCCGACAAGGTGGCGAAGGAGTGCAAAGAGGAGCTTGATGCCGCCCGGCAGATGGTAGCTGATAAGTTGGCCGAGCTTGGCCTTAAGAGTGCCAAGAACGACGACCTAACCGTATCAGTGGTGCAGAGGCCTAGCTTTAAGGTCACTGACCAGGAAGCAGTCATTAAGTGGCTTGAAGACGAGCCCACTGTTGACCCCCGTCAGTACATCCGAGTGGATGCCCGCGGTGTCGAGATGCTGGCTAAGGAAGCTCTCAAGACGACTGGTGAACTTATTCCAGGAGGTGAGTTCGTATCAAGTGAGTACTTGAGCGTTAAGGAGTCTAAGTAATGGCCAGGAAGCTAACACAAGGCGAGAAGCTTCGCCGGTCTATGATCAAGCGACTTGGCAGCGAAGAGGCCTATTCAGAGTGGATGTTTAACCGCAGTAGTAAGGGTGGTAAGGCGAAGGTACCAAAGGGCTTTGCTATCAACCGAGAGCTTGCTAGCACTGCTGGCCGAATAGGTGGCAGCAAGAAACGAGTCAGCTCGTGAACCCCGTTGTTGAATTCTTAGACCGCGTCTTAGAAGACTTAAACGAGGGTATGGCTGCTAACCCAAATGAAGACAATGTAGTGATGGTGCCCGCCTATGAGGCTATTAAGATCTTAGACGATGTTCGCCGAGTAGCCCTAGGAGCTGAGGTGGCTAAGCCGGCAGTGCACCTTTACTGCAGCAAGTGTGGCCAGATGATCCAGTCAAGTTTAGTTGGACATTGGAAGCGTAAACATAATTATGGAGGGTATTAGAATGAAATTACTAAAAGGATTGGCTGTTCTCTCGTTTGTAATAGTCATGATATATAGCATATTTGAATTGTTCATATTCACGCTGCTTGGCATGTGGCTCTGGGTAGTGGCCATGGGTATTGTCGCACTCTTAGCAGCAGCGATTGCCATCTATCTTATAGGGGAGGTCTAAGAGATGAAACGAGCCGTTCATATTTACAAGACCAACCGCAAGGTGAAAGTTAGCCCCCACGTACTTGACCCGCTCGTATATAACATCACCAACATCGATGATTACTTTACTACTCGCGAGATAGAGGACATGTTCTGGCACTTTCGCAAGAAGGACAAGTGGTGGTACGGATTTGTTAAGCATTTTAAGAATATAAGGAGATAGATTATGAAAACAAGAACTCAAGTAGCGGTTTCAGTAGCGTCAATCCTCGTGGTCTACGCCCTAGCAGTAGTATCCACACAGACCTACAGAGATAGCAAGCAGACCGTTGATACCTCTTGGCGAGCCAGTGCCTTTAACCGCCAAGTGACCGACTGTATCGAGAAGTACGAGCCAGTTGCCCGCGTATATGACTTTGAAAAGATGAGCGACCGAAATACGGCTCAGCTTGCCGAAATAACCGGCGTCCGCGAAGCAACTATACGAGCTTGCGTAAGGTAGTTGGAGAAACAACAATGAGTAAATATAAGCTAAAGATTAAGAAGGAGCAGTCATGAAACCCCTATCTCAAAACCCGTCGAATTCGACACCTTTATCAGAACAAGAGCGTCAACGTAATCAAGGAGAAAAGACTGATGAAAGTATTTAGCACATTTTCAGGAATAGGAGGATTTGAAATTGCAATACAACGAGCCTTTGATAATAGACCCGACTTACGGAACGGGTCTAATGGTTTATCAGAAGATAACACCGACACTACGCAGCCACAGGTTCGGGCTGAGTGTATTGGCTATTCCGAAATCGACAAATACGCAATCAAAGTATATGAAAAACAATTCCCAGGAGTTAAAAACTATGGCGACATCACAAAAATCAACGCAGACGAACTCCCAGACTTTGACTGCCTCGTCGGTGGATTTCCTTGCCAAGCATTTTCTATCGCAGGGAAGCGCAAAGGATTTGAAGATACAAGAGGGACACTCTTCTTTGACCTTGCGAGAATACTGCGAGCAAAACGACCTAGACTATTCGTCTTTGAA